TGTAAAACTCTTTCGTTAAACAAAATATCAGGATTATTCATCCATCCTGTAATTGAAACTCCAAGCAATGCTTCTCTATCAAAAATTAATTTTGAAGTGTCAGTTAAAAACTTGAAGTCAGTGTACCCTGCTTGTAGGGTACCGAGGATAGACGCCGCTCGGCATGCCTTATAAAAGTCTTCCTCGGTATTGCATTTGCCTCCGTTGATTTCAGTCAGATTACAACCTTGCCAACCTGACTTTTTATTATACTGCGGATACATACCTATCTCCACACATGGATTTGTAGTATGTTCAGTAGATTCAACAAAGACGAAACCCGGTTCGCCAAATTGTTTGACAGATTCCATAATCTTGCCAAACTCTTCAGGTGTAGTTTTATCTCTTACAATTACTGCAGAGTTATTTGATCTACCTCTTTGTGGATTTTCCATGAACCAGTTTCCAGTTTTTGCATTCATCATTTCTTCATCATCTGGTGAAAATAAACAAATAGTTGCTGATCTTCTTACACCACCAGATAATACTGCATCGGCAGCATGCATAGTTATATCATATGCTGTTATTGGTGATAATGCTACTGGTTCTTTCGAGTCTAATACAATACCTTGTAATAAATGTTCTATCTTATCTAATGACCTACGTAAACCATTTGGTCCTGGTGCTTTAAAACCTCCTGATATATAAGCACCTTTAGGTCTTATTTGAGACAAGTCAAAGTATACTCTACGTCCTTCATAATCTGGATATTTTCCGCCACCTACAAAGAATGAAGACATTAAAACATCAAGTGCTGATGCCCAACCTTCAATAGAGTCTTCGACTATATAGCCTTTTGCTTGTTTGTTTCTATTCTGTAATTTTGGTAATTTTTTTATATGATGTTTCTGTACAGAGAATCCTGCTCCAGCACCACATAATAAAATATAAAACACCTCACCAAAGAATGCTGGCCTGTCAACATAAGATGATGTACAGTTATACATTCTCATTTGATGTTTCATTAATTGTTCACCACCAAATTGTAAAGCACGTTGTGCACCAAGAACACGTTGTTCTTTGTATGCTTTACGAGCTTCTTCTAAAAATGGCTGTAATGTATTATTATTATTAATATAGTTTTTTTCATGCATGTCTATTACACGGTCTACCGCCTCATCCCATGATTCATACCTATTCTCACTTTCCATAAATCTAGAGTATCCTTCATAGAACTTGGTTTGAGACAAAAATTCCCTCGTGTCAACAAATTGTTGCGTCATTTTTTCCTCTTTATTTTTTGATTGTATTAACTATTATATATTAAAAATGAATCTTTGTAAAGGACTTTTTAATCATTTTTTGAAAAATATTTTTCTATCATTTCAATTCTATCATAAGCCGCAGCCATTTTATCAAGTTCTGCAATAACGGCTTCAGTTATATCACTGTGTTCACCTATACCTGCCGGCATAGTTTGGTATACCTTAATGTTAGCTTTATGTACTTCAAGTTGTCCTTCAGCTTGTTTCTTAGCTGCCAATATTAAATGATCACCTGCTTTCATTTTATTCTCCTATTTTAGCATTCACTTTTCTATGTTTATTCCATGCTACCCAACCACCGAGTCTTAATGCCCAATATGCTAGATAGTTTAAGAAATAAAAACCATTAACTTCAATATTAATATCTCTAAAAACTTCATCCATCCACTTTTGACTTCTAATGCCATTAGTTTTTTTATTTTTTAATAATAATGTTTGATACTTATAACCATAATCATGTATAAGTCCACCTATTAATAATACACCAACAGGTGACAAGAATTGTGCCAAAAATTTAGGTACACTTGCACCATCAAATTTAAATCCTTTAGGTATTATAAAGTTTTGACCTTTTAAAGAATAATTAAAATCTTTAACTACTTCCCAATGCCTTGTTCCAAAGAACCATAAAAACAGTGCTCCCCAAAAACCTTTACCTTTTGTTAGAATAGGAATAGGTTTTAAATGAGGAAAGTCTTTATATTTAAAATTAACTCGATTGTTTATTTTTTTATCAAATAAATTAATAATTAAACCTATGATGACCAATATAATAAAAATAGTCATAGGCCAAAATTGAGTGGCTAAACCTAAAATTAAATCTGTCATTTTTTACTCCTCATTTGTTCTTGCATTGCTAATGCTGATTTACTATCAATACATTGAATATCTATTAAATTCATATTAGGAAATCTAAGTTTAACACCAGCTTTGACATATTGGTTATAAGTTTTAAGATATTCAACGCATTCTTGTTTTGTGTTAAAAGTTACATGTTGATTTATTTTAAAACTAATTAAATCTGAATTAGGATACGCCATAGCTGCTATTAAAAACCAAATCATTACTTTACCTTTTTAGTAAGCCATTTTATACCATCATTATTATGTATTACGACTTCTTCTATCGCTTCAAGTTTCTTTTCAATTTTATTAACTTTTATTTCATCCCATAACATATTTGCAATTAAAGATGCCACAATTGATTCAAACATTATTTATTCTCTCTTGGTTTTACTGCTTCTTCATAATATAGTATAACTTCCTTCTGTTGTTCTATATATCTTTTTATTTCTTCAAGGTTTAAAGCTAAATTTTTAAATGATGCAGGATCTAGTCCATATATTACAAATTCACCTATGCCAGCTTTAACTTTTTTAATCACTTCAGGCAAGTTCTTTTCTGTTATAACTATTATCTTTGCTTCAAGCATTTTAACACTTTTAGGTTTTTGTGCTATAGCAATAGTAGGTTTTATAACTTTTTCAACAGTTACTACTTCTTTTTCAGGTGTCCAACTACAACTACTTAGTAGCAGTATTGATACCGTTAAACATGTTAATAACTTCTTCATTTATTCTCTTTTCTGTAGCCGCAGGATCTGCAATACTATTTTTCACTATATCGGTTTCTGCAAGTATCTTTGCAATCTTTTTATTATTTTCTTCAGCAATAGTTAACTTGTTATTTAAGTCTTTAGTTAACTTAATTTGCTTTTCCATATTTTCTTTGAGAGCTTTTATTGTAGAATCTTTTGCTTTAACAGCAACTTCAAGTTTTGCATTATTGTCACGTAATATCGCCATTCTTTTCATAGTATCATTATATATGTAATATGCGCCATAACCTATGCCACCAAGTATGGCAATAATAAAAACAAAGATGTAAAGCCTAGCCATAATTGTCTTCTATGTATTTTCTAAATCTCTTTAGTAACACTGGCATTTTATCTTTTTTTCTTCTTCTATCATGAATAGTACTCGGACCCATGGCAGTGTTGATTGGATTTGGAATTGCGGCTGTACTGTTAGTAGGTACATCTTCACTTGCAGCTTGTGCTGCTCTCATATTTTCTGGAGAAGGTGCACCTTTCTCACCTTTCTTCCGCATTCTTTCACCACGTTTTCTTTTCATATGAATGTTATACCATAGACCCTTTGATTTTTCTTGTATATCTTCTTTTTGCATAGCTTTAGTCTTCTTCTTCATAGAATTAATAAAAGCTCGGTAAACAGCAGCTGGTCCGGTTTTACCCATGACACGGGCTCTTTGTTCCATTGCAATTGCAGCTTGAATTTGGTGAGCATGCTTTCTACCTGACTTTTTAATTTTAGCGACTGATGCTTTTGCATCGTCAACAGTTGCAAACTTCAAACCATGAATCGTACCCTTTGGATTCTCATCAGTATATAAATCACTATGTTTCTTACTATTTGCTGGTTGTCCTTTTTTTCTTGGTATTCTTTTTGTTGCTTCCATAACATCAGTATTTGCACTTTTACCAGATTGTTTAACTACACGTAAAGGATTACCTACCATTCTTTCATATCTTTTAGCAGCAGCCTTTGCACCAGCTTCTGAACTATGATAACTAAAAGTATAACGAGACTTTGGTGCGTTTGGTTGAACTACAACATGTGTGTAAGGTTTTACTTTACTACCTTTTTGTCTACCACCGATTCTCATGAACCGCCTCCGCCGTTTCCACCGCCACCGTTTCCACCGCCGTTACCACCTGCACCGTTACCGCCATTTCCATTACCGTTTCCATTACCATTTCCGTTACCGCTGCCATTTCCGTTTGTACCATTACCATTTTTTTGTGATGATGATTTTCCACCACCAAATCCGATTCTAACATATCCCGGTTTAGCTATCCTTGAATAATTTTTTGGCACACATGATTTAGTTTTTTCATCATACTTATATCCCGGTGGACATCTAACTGCAGCAAATATTTTCATCTTATTAGTTCACTTGCTGTAACAAATATTTTCTTCTCGGTATTAACATGCGTTGCTTCATATATATCTACACCAAAAACATCACCTACTGGGTAGCAATCATCTTTTATTCTTATTTGATCTTTAGGCCAAACCATTTCTGCGCATGATCCATTTAGTAATTTAGGATTTTCAACTTTATAAATTCCTGGCGATAATTGTTTTTCTTCTAATAAAAACCATTCATTTTTTTCATTTAAAAAATCTAAAACATCGATATCCATTTCTTTACATATCGTTTTTATTCCTTTTTCACCGACTTTTTCTTTGATAAGAAATAACGCGCTCGCAAAAGATCCGAGTTTACTTCCACCTCCTGGAATGTTTGATACGAGCCTTTTAAGGTTAGCGGCAAGACGAATAAAAGGAGTATAAGCAGACTTTTTTTCATCGTTATCCAATTTCACATTCCTTTGTCTTTTACCGTTTTCATCAATAATACCTAATTTATATGCGTCCCAACTCTTCCAATCCATTGCCATTAAACGAATGAATCGAAAAGTATATGCTAAGTCCGCTGCTCTTTTTATTATTCCCATTAAATCTTCCTTAATGTTTCCACTACTGTTGGATCCATTGTAATTCCAGTATATTCATCATTCTTAATATATTTTAAAAAAATTAAAAATGGTTTGACTACCGGCCAATGTTTCTCCTCAAGTTTCAAATCTAAAATATTCAAAGCAGCTTCAATACCAAACATATTAAATATCACAATCAAATGATTTAATATAAGTCTTTCGGACAAATCATCAGTTTCAAGATAACGATTCAATAATCTTTTAATATATTTAAATCTTTTCAAATCTTCATGAAAATCTTCAATATCTGAAAAAGTTGGATTACTATAATGCTTTGCTGCATACAGCAATAAGTTCTTTTCAGTTAGTTCTTTAAACCTCAACATATAATTATATATTAAGATTAAATAACTTCTTTCAACTCCTCAATCAAATCAGCTTTATTTTTTCTTCTATCAAGTTCGATACCGTGTTCTCTACCAATAGCTTCTAATTCAAGCTTTGTCTTTGATTCGAGATCATCTTCTGTAATCAACTCATCTTTAGCTTCTTCAAAAGTTGTTGGTGATTCTTTTAACATAGTAACTTCTGGTTTTATACCATAGTACTCATTAATGTCTTCTGAACTTATTTTTCTTGAAACTAAAAGTTCATTTGTTCTTGGATGTCTCCAACCTTGAGGTGTTGGTATCGCATCTTTCTGAAAGTTAGGTGGTGTTATAGCCATAATTATTTTCCTTTTGTACGAGCTAGATAAGCAGCTGTATCTGCTTTATCTTTTTTATCAATCTTTATACCTTGTCTTTGGTATTTATTCAAAGGTAGATTACTTTGAGGTTTCATTCTTGCTTTACCTTTGATAGTTGTATCGCCGTCGCCTGCTGCTCTACCTCCAGCAAATGCTTTTTGTATACCCTTATCCTTATGTTTGGCATCAAAATTTCCAAGGCCTCTCATTCCTTTTGGTGGTTTGATAGTTGGTTTTTTACCACTATAGAATCTTCGAGTATCATCTTCACCTGCACGAAAAGCTTTTTTCAATACTGCTTTACGGTCAGTACCAGATCCTTTTATAGATCCTTCATTTTTTTTTCCTACGACTTCATTAACAGCATTTAACAATTGATCCATAGTCTTTCCAAATATACCGTATTTGTCAATCGTACTTTCCATTTTAGCTGTCGGATCTTTTATCGGTGTTGCACCAGGAACAATATTTATATCGCCTTTATCAAGGTTATCTCCACCGGAACGTTTTTTAGATTTCTTCATTTTCTTTTCAGCCGATTTAGCTGCGTTATCGTCTGCTACTTTTTTTCCATCGGCTGCAACTTCTTTCGGTGTATTTATCATGTCCATAGCACCCTTAGAAGATTTACTTATATCATGCATTCCTTCCGGCTCAGTAGCACCTTTATAATGTGCCTTTCTGTCGCCTTCATAGAGTGATAATAATTTTTCTCTAAAAGTCATTGTACTCTCTTTCTTTACTGATTCTTTTTTTGCTTTTGCATCATAATGGTCTTTGTGTTTATCATGTGTTCTATCATATTGTGGTAACTTATCATAATCATGACCATCTTTCTTAGCAAGTTCTTTTGCTTTTTGCAAATGATAGTAGCTCTTATCACCTGCTGTTTTTCCGATTGACTCTTTTTGAGTATCAGATGTTATAGCTTTCGCTGTATCTTTTTTCATAGTGACCGGATGTGTCTTTCCACCAAAGTTGAAAGATTTCTTTCCGGCTTTTGCGGCTGCAGCTGCTGCGCCATGGAAGGCGGTTCTTTCATTTGCTGGAATATCTTCAGGTATATGATACTTGAAACTTTCTTCCATTTGCTTCTCCTTTACATCCATACGTGAGTTACGTAGGTTCCTATAGCTGCGGCAACTGCCACATATACTACTTTATTTATAATGCTTACAGTTCTTGAATTATCATCTACCGTTTTCTGTATTTCATCAAGTTTAACTGATAATTTATTTAATCTTTCTCTCATATTTTCATGATCATCTTGTAATGCAATAATTTTTTCTTCAGCTCGAGCTAAAGATATCATTGCATCTGCAAGTTTATCAATTTTAGTTTCGATTCTATCCAAACGTGATTCAGTTGTTTCGTTCTGAGCCATCTTAGCATAATCCTTTATAATTTGTTTGATAATGTCTTTGTCCATAAATATATTTATTTAATGTCAAAAAATTGACACCACTCAAAACTTGACTCTTATATACTGTCAGGTTTTTGACAATCATCTTGTTTTTCCTTGTCCTCTATACTTTTTAAAACTTCTTCTTTTATTTTTATTCATTGTTGAAAAAGCTGGTTTACGCCCAATAGATGTACCTTTTTTTGTAGGTTCATGTATTGTTACACTCTTAAATAACTTTGGCATTACTCAGCTTTCCATATAGTCCATACACCATAAGCAATTGCTAAACCTGCTGCAATCTTTGCTAGTGGTGCTAAAAATAAAATCATTAAACCAAGTGCTATTAATACAGCACCATCTAAACTTGTTCTTTCTTTTATTCTTTTAGTTATCCAATTCTTAATCATTAGTTATCTACCTTTGCTCCTGCACGCCATTGAAAACATGACCAATATCGCGCTTTATGTTTTGGTCCTGGGTTATCACAGTTATGTCTAGCACGAAATGATTTTCTTCTTGCTGGATCATCACGTTTAATACTCATATTTGGATCACCAAATCTTACAACTACAACTTTACCACTTGGACCTTTTACATATACTTTAAATTTTTTATTAGGGTTTTCTGAAGTTCTTATAGGATCATTTAACTTTACAGTCTTACCTTGATATTCGGCTTCAGTGATTTCTAAATCTTCATACAGATCATCACATTCACATATATCATCAATTTCTTCTTCTGTAAATTTTTTAAATTTATCCAAACTCATGGCCTGCAATCCTTTTCATTTGTCTGTTAAATTCTGCTTGGTTTGGTTTACTCTTATATAATTTTTTTGTAAGACTACTATCTTTCTTGCCTTTAATACGATACTTAAATCCTTTTGCTTTATGCTCAGGATCAGTTGTTTTTACAAGTCTTCTTTTATATTGAGCTTCATAAGACTCTGGTCCTTTTGGTGCATCAGTACCTTCGTTCTGTCCTGGCGTTTGTTTCTTCATTAACCTTACAGATTCAGGTGTACCATAATCAAATTTATATTCGGCAACTTCTCTACCTTGTGCTTTTTGTCTAAATGCTTTTCTCTTTTTTGCAGTCGTCGTTCTTTCAACGTCTTGTATCATTGAAGGTTGTTTAACAATCTTTCTTAATTTTTGTAATAGAGCTCCTGGCGTTTTACCGTCCATATACATATCAGGTAAGCCAGCAATTGAAACTTTATAACTACCTTCTGATGTAATTCCTAGAGCTCTTTTTGCTAATTCTTTTCTAGTGTCATCGCGTTTAGCTAAAGCATAATGACCTCTTGCTCTTTTTGCTATTTCTTTCGCGCGTTTACCAGTATCTCTCATCCAATCAGGTCTTTGTTTTCTATTTGGACCTCTTAAACCACGAGCAATTTTTGCTTTAGCTTTCAACTTCATTGATAATTCACCAAATGTTTTTGGCCTATTACTTTGACCAAATAACTTTAATGTATTACCCATAAGCTTTGCTTCTTGTGGACCACGCTTTGCATCAAGATATGCTGCAATAGCCATTTGTCTTCTTTTCTTTTCGCTCTTACCTTTAAATTGTGGTGCTTTAGATTTTTTAAAATCTTTAATGTAAGAACCTATTCCGTCTTTTGGATCTAGTGGCATTATAATTTCTCTATTTTAAATGATGTACCTTTTGCATATATACGTACACCTTTTTCATCTGCATTTGGTATTATATACTCTTTAGCCCATTTGTCAGGATTAGGCCATTGACCTTGAACAATCATTTGGCCTTTCTTATATTTGCCGGCCATACGATCTTCTTCAATATTTTGTTTTACTTGTTCAATGGCTTTTCTTAAACTCATTTCATACTCCCAACTTTTTTCTTAGTGCCGAATTGCTTAGTATCAGCTGGACTAATCATACCTTTCATACTTGAACCTGGGTCTGATTTACCGTGATAACCTGCGGCTTTCCCTGGTGGTAATTTTTTCATCTTACCTTTTTTCATAAAAGCATCCATTGCTCTTCTTTCTGCATCAGATACCTTATCTTCTTTTTTTACAGGTTTTTTCTTAACTGGAAATCTTTCACCTGTTGAATAATGATAATCATCAGCTTCTTTCATTTTTTTCTTCTTTGCTATGTTAGCAGGATGCAACGGGTGTTTAATACCATATTTAGATTCTGGATTTGGATCAGCTTTTTTTGGTCTACCTTTTAAATCATTAGGATCTACTATAGTAGCATTAGCTAATCTTTTAGTAGCTCTATCAATACCTCTCATCCTCATTGCAGCTTTACGCTCAGGACTTTTCTTATAATCTGTGTCTGGTCCACCAAGTTGACTTATTGCATCTTTAGTAGCTTGAGATCTACCTTTGAAATATACATCTCTTGCAGCTTTACCAACATATCTTTTTGCAAGACCTTTTGATATTTCTTTAACAGTAGCTTCTTTAATTTTATGAACGCCCGGCTTATGAAATTTATCATGATCATTCTTAATATCAGGATCTGAATGATGAATGAATCTAAAGTGACCGGCGTCCGGATGATAACCGTGTGCATACGATTCATCTTTGTCAATTACTACGTGTGTACCTTTTTTAATAGTGACAGGTCCTCTAGTAAACTGTTTTCTATCATAACGCTTTAACACTGGAACTTTTCCTTTTTTAGTATCAAAAGAATGTTTCCCCATAATATGAGCGTTTTTAATTGTATGAGTCTTTGTTATTGTATGAACTTTTCCTGAACCTTTCTCATGCTCATTAAAATCTCGTTTCAAAGCAGCATGATCGAGTTTTTCATTTATAGTAGCTTCTCCTACTGACTCTTTCTTAGTTTTTCTTTTAGCACCACGAAGATCAGCATCAGCACCGTAATATGTACCTTTACCTTTTCCTATGTATGAATTAACTCGAGCCATTCCCCACTGTTGTGGTGTAGTTCCCGGTCTATGGCCTGTTCTCCAAGCTGCCATACCTCTATTGTATACCTTTTTTAATGTGCCGTAAGATATACCAGATTTAGCTGCTTTCTTTTTGAGTCCTTCATTTTCAAGTAACTCTTCAAACGTTTTGAATCTAAGCATCTGCTTTACTCCTATTTTTAATTTTTCTTACTTTGGCTCGATCTAACATTCTGGCATGTTTCATCTTATCGACCATTTTTTCTCTTTCTATTTTTTTCTTTGCAAGTTCAACGGCATCTTCACCGTACATTCTTCTATACTTTAATGTATGTTTACTTGGTTTAGTCTTTGCACGTGCATCACCAGGCGCCGGTTTATAGGCAGCTGGATTATCATCATCATACTTTGAATATTTTTTAAAATGTGCAAGTCTTTTCTTCTTAGTTGATTTAGATAGTCCACCATAGTAAGGTGCAGGTTGTGTACCCGGTGCTTTCTTTACATCAGGATCCTGTCTTACTTTTTGATTTCCTTCTTTACTTTTTTTCTTTTCAACTAACTCTACGTCATCAATCCATTTTCTATAAGTCCTACCATTTTGCTCAACAATAACATAATTACTTCCAAGACTGGTAACACTAGCGAGTTCGTCACTGCCCATGAAAGTAACACTATCGCCAATATCAAAAAGATGTCCTTTAACATAGTCCTCCCTTTTCTCGGAGACTGGCTCAAAAATTAATTTATTTTGAAAGTGTTTTTGTTCCTTCAATCCCATTCCTCTTCGTACTTCGTTGTATACTTTTTTAGCTTCATTATTAGAAACACTTCTTGGTAATCCTTGTGAGAACTGTGTAAAATCTCCATCACTTGCTAGTTTTCTCATCTTTGATGCTGACATACCTGAAACATCGTCAGCATCTGGATCACGGTCTCCGGCTGAAATTACATTTATTTTACTAAAGTTGTAAAGGCCGTGTCTACCTTTTTTACCATTATATT